CAACAAATCCAGTAGAAAGATTAGTTATAGTAGCTGTCAGTCCATTAGTACTACTCCAAGTTTGTTGAGTATCATAATTTGGAATTCCATCAACCCCACTAGTTTGTGGATTTGGACTAGAAGAAAAAGAATTTATTACTGGTACAGGAACAAATACATAATCTATTCCTGACGTGGTGATTGTTCCGGAAGCTATAAGTTGAACATAAAGTCGCTTATATGTTAGGTAACAAGGATCACCAAAAGTTCCATTATCTGCTCTAACACAAAACGAAGTTCGTCCTAAAGCTACAGATTGTATAATTCCCATGCTAGAACCTGCATGGCAACCACCGTAAGTATACGCCCCGCACGATCCATTTGGGGTGCCATAACTAGCAAAAACTACAGAAGTAAAAGTCGTGCTTATTCCACCTCCATTGGGAGCACTTAGACAAAGTGTGGTATCAGTTCCTGTAGTTTCACCGATTTGCCCACAAACAGCTGTAGAATATGGGTCTACTCTTGTCCAAGGAACCGCTTTAAATCCCATCTTAAATACTCCTTACGTTTTGCCAAGGACCCCATGTAGAGGTTCCAGTAATCTTTTTTCTAATTTGGGCATTACCATTATTAGTTCTAATTTCAACACCACTAGGATTAATAAGTTCTATATCATCAACACTTAATGTGTTTGAAACAATATATTGTTCCGCTGGATGATCTGGTGCTGTCAATATAGTGTCTATATCTGGATAAGGAACTCTATCTGATTCGTTAGGTAAATTAAAAGTTTCATTTACGTCAGGTGCTCTTGTTGTGGCAGTGAAATATGCTGTCTGAGTTCCTATAGTAACTCCATATGTTGTTGAGTTTGTTAATCCATTTGGACTTTGATTAAATCCCAAAGAAAAAAATCTGACTTGAACACTGTTGTTTGGGTCTATAGTCATTGTAGTGGCCCAACTATTTGTATTATTTCTTGATACCGTAGCGCCATTTAGACCAGTAACTCTTGTTACCATATCAATTACTGAAGAACTAATTGTCCCTATATTAATTATATATGGTTGATTTGGTTCCAAATTAGTTTGATTTGGTATTGTAAAAGCAGAAGGATTATTGTCGTTATAAACTGAAACAGTAAGAGGAGCCGATGATACTGTTGATCCATCAAGTCCAACAACAGTTAATATATAAGATTTAGTGGCAGGAGAATTAGAACCAGCAACAGATTGTAGTCCTGTGTCTATAGTTGTTGTCCCACTTGTTGTAACGGATCCAACACTTTGATTAATAGAAGCAGAAGATGTATTAGTTGATGACCAAGAAAGTTGCGTGGTTGATTTAGGAACACCATCAATACCACTTGTTTGTGGATTTGGCGATGCGGTAAATGAAGTGATTTCTGGAGGAGGAACTGGGACATATGATATAGTGACCGATGCCTGGGTACTATTATGAATAGATGAAGATGTTAAATTAACTAAATTACTATTATATTTTGATCCTCCCCCCTGTCCTGGTTTAGATGCAGTTTTAAACGTTGGAGATCCTCCACTTGTTCCAGCTAAAGAACCGCCACCGCCACCGCCACCAGCAGTGCTGGGACTAAAAGATGGGCTGTTACTAAACGATGCCGAAGAAAAACTGACAGCTCCGGCGACAGCTTCCCAATTTTTGGCATTACCTCCAGCAACACCACTAGAAGCATAACCTCCACTAGAAAGAATATATTGGCCACCACTACCACCTCCACCACCACCAGCAACTATTACGGCACTTCCAGATTCTAATACGCCAGTTGCTCCAGCTCCAGCTCCACCTTCACTTTGTTGGTATATAATAGTAACGCCAGACTGAAAAATTTGATGATTTGATGCCCCCCCACATGCACCAGCTCCAATATTGCTAGATCCACCAGGACAATTGGCAGGAAAAGTAAATCCGTTTTCATAATAATTTTGTAAATAAGTGCTTCCAGTTTGACCAGCTTGACCTATACGAATTGTTAAAGTTCTAGCTACATAATTTGTTTTGTATACAAAAGTTCCTTGTCTACCCGATCCAGCAGCGCCACCAGCAATAGTTGACCCAGTTCCTCCACCGTATAAAGAAGTTGGTGGAACGGCGCCACCAGCACCACCATTAGCACTTCTAACGGTAATTGTAACATTAGATGCCGTTGCCGGAATATTTACTGTAGTATCAGAAGTATAAGTATTTGTTACAATGGTCATATCAAATCTTAATTATATACTCAACTAAAATGTATGGAGAAATAGCTTCATCAAGCTTTTTAACATTTTCAGTAGTCAATACTACAGTGCTTTCAAGTCCTTCTGCACTTACCTGAGTGTTAAAAAACTGATAATTAAAAGTTGTATTTAATTTCAACTCGGCAGAAGATGGGACATCAATTTGATGATTATGAGATACATTAAAACTAGAATCTTCTGGAGCATCAATTGTTGTTAACACATTACTTCCTTCTGTTTGTCCATCATTGCCTCCTCTACCACCACCAATTTGTTCAATAAATCTACTGTCAGTCCACTGCCCCAGATATGTAAACACACCGACATCAGCATTGTGTCCATGAGCTTGAAAAAAATCTTCACTCAATGAAGCATCTAAACTAAAACCATCTGTAGTTTGATATAATGGATTTCCTCCAAAATTATTACTTTGACCGATAACTTCAAAATAACCTCCATATCTAATTGTTGTGGTATTTCCGACTAAAGAAGAAACTACAGTTTCTGCCCCAACTTTGCTAATGGTTGGATCTTGATCCAAAGTAACGTTTAAATACTCTCCAGTTGAATTAGAACATCTAATATACTTTGATCCCAAATCAGGCAATTGAAATTGATTATCTAATAAATCGTCAGGATTCTTGCCAAATTTAGAATTTCTTCCTGTGCCCAAAACAGCAGATAAATTTGGATATAAATCAGCATTATAAATGCTTCCATCACAACGCAAAAACCCTGCAGGCAAATAAGTTCTCCAATTTGATTCGGAAGGAATATTTATATCAGGCAATCTTACAGTAAACGGTTGTATAGTACCAGTAATTCCCCCATATTTTGCTTTTTCTGAAGAATAGTATTTGGCCATTTTTAATACGCTCTTATTAGATTAATAATTGCTAAGGAAGGAGAAGATAAAGTAAATGCTATTTGTAATGCTTCTGGAATACTTTCTGGCACAACATTTGGTTGGGCATCAACTGATAAAAAATCTCTAATATTTAGAGATCCTGGATTATAAATTATATTAAATTCTCCTTCGTGATCGTGAGATTCAATTACATCACTTACAGATACATCATTTCGTACAGTTTTAGTAAAGCTATTTGCTGCACTATTAAATAAAACTTCTTTGTAATTAATTTGCTGATCACTACCACCAGTTCCAGAATCATAATTTGGTTGTAGTATTAATGATGTATCATCTGCATATGGAAGAATTGTGTTTACATCAATTTTTCCGGTTTGTCTTAAATTAGTCATAGCAGGAGTTTCAGGACCAGATGGATCTAATTTTGATCTTAATCTTTTGGCATTAGTAAACCATGCTTTTCCAACTCCATGAGCTGCAGCAGCTGTAGTAATAGGAGTGTGTGTTCTAACTGGTTTTGATCCACCAATTGCTGCTAAAGCATATCTTCCAGTTCCAGCTATAAAAGGAGATCCACCAGATCCAACAGTAACAGTAGGATTTGGGGGATTTGGCGATATTTCTTTATCAATTAGGGTAGCAAAAGTATTTGTGTAAGGGTTCCAATAATTTCCTACCCCATTAGATGTAGGAGATCCATTAGCTCCACTTGAACATGGTTTATTGTTTGGGCTACCATTTGATTGTCGGTAAGTTTGTATCACAGTTATTTCTGGATTATCCCAAACACCAACTCCACTTCCAGGCAATTCACCAGAATCGTTTTTGTTAATTGTTTCATATTGTCCTGAATGAAAATGTTGAGGAAAATGATCTCTACCAAGTTTTCTAGGAACTACATATACAGACCTGACATCAAAACCACCAATGAACGTTTGTCCACTAACAGATCCTCTAAAATAAGAACTGCCGATAGAATTAACAGTTACTGTTACATTATTAGCACTTGAATTTCCACCAATTAACAAATAAGATATAGTAATAACATCATTTTGCGTATAATTTTTTCCTTTTTGTGTAACAGAAACTGAATAAGTTTGATCAGTATTTTTAACTACAGTAAATAAAGCATCAGTGCCAGTGCCACCAGTTCCAGGAATATTTCTATAAATTACAATAGAAGTAGAAGCAGGAGCAACGCCATTAAAACTATACGATGAAATAAATCCAGAAGGATCTGGTGTATATACAAAATTCAGGTCAGTAGTGGCAAAAAATGTTGATGGGGGACCAAGATCTCCTTCTGTTCCAAGATATTCTCCTATTACTTCAGCAGCAGCTACATCATCAATAGATGCAGGTCGTAAATTTGAATTAGAATTAAAATGATCTAAAGTAATATCAGCTAAACATTTTTGATTAATTGCGGGTAATCTAAAAGTTCCTTGGTAATTTGGAAATTCTCCACCAAAATTACCGCCACCATAAGAATCTCGTAAAACTCTAGACAATAGAGGATAATCAGAAGCATCCAATTCAGATCCATTACATAACAACCAGCCTTTAGGTATTTGTGTTAGTTGTCCTGTCCAAGGCATTACCGATCCAATCGGCATTGCCTTCATTGTTCTGATTAAATTATAATCTGCCATTTTAGATTTCCATTAACCACCATCCTTGTTGAGAAGGAGGGGCGTTTGTTTGTGATCCATCATAATTTGTTGAACCAATATAAACTAATCCAAGAGCTGCGTTTGGAGTTTGCACAACCAATTCTCCTCCATTATACGAAGTTCCCAAATCTGGAGTTGCAGAATTTGTAGCATCTCCCTGAATTCTTACTGATTGAGGTGCTCTAAATCTCATGGAAATATTATAAGTTAAACTGCCACCAACGTCCACTACCCGAATTATATCTCCTGTAGTTGGTTGTGTAGGCAATTTAATTACCACATCAGAAGAAGGAGATACAAAATAATTTATATTAGATTGTGCTTCAATAATATCGTTACCGGCAGTTACATAAATCCATTTTCTGGCTCCACTAGGAGTAAAGAATCCATTTTGACCAGCAAAATTAATGGCTCCAGTATTATTTACTTTAAATATATTTTCTTGTACATTACCAACAAGTTTATTGATAGTGAAATCTCCACCATTGGTAACTATGTCACCAGCAAATGTATTTACTCCAGTTCCAGCTGAAGTAATTGTTCCCGAAATTGTTAGATTTCCTGTGCTGTTCTGCAGTAATAGTTTTTGACCATATACTGTACCTCCATCACCATCACTAACAGGAGTATTGTCAGTAATCAGCAGATTACCGCCCCGCAAAGTAGTATTAGATGTTGAACCTTCAACAGTAAATCTATCACAATTAATTCCACCGATACCCAAATCACCGTAAATACATGTATTTCCGGTAGCACTATCAACTACAAATCTATTATCAGTACCATTAGTGATAATTAATTTATTTTGATCATCAGTGGTTGATCCAGAAAGAATAATATTAGTATTTACTGTTATACTTCCGCTAATTGATGTGTTTCCATTAGTGCTATCTACAACAAATACTTCATTAGCTGGATTACCGCCATCATTGATAATAAATCTTTGGTTTGATGTTTGATTAATTAAAGTAACTGTAGCTAACTCACTATCACTGAATCGGAAAATATCTCCCGAAGCTACAGATCCGCTAAAGATTCCAGTTTCAATTGTTTCTAGAATTGAAGATCCTGGGTTTGTTAATCCATTTACTTCATTGATATAACTTACATTATCTGATAAATTATATCTTACGAGCTTAGCATTGTCTGGGTGATCTGTTCTTAAGTAACGATATGTTCCAGTAGAAGAACCGACATTAGGCCCAGTGACCATAGTACTATCTACAGTAAGAGCGTTTCTAGCTCTTTTAACTTTCACTCGTAATGGAAGATCGGAAACATTATTTAAATTAGTTAATTCAATAACTTGCACTAGTTCACTATACTCTTCGCCAATTGGAGATGTTGTAGTATTTTGACCAGTTACAGCAGTGGAACGATCAATTAAAATATAATCACCAATACCAAATTCATTAGTACTTACTTCTCCCAGTGGCAAGAAGTATTCTTCAGAATTTGATGAAGAAACTTCATATTGAGTTCCTCCCCACACACCAAGACCTTGAGTATCAATTGTTTTATCAATTACTTGCTTTTTAAAAATATCAATGTTTAATGTATCAATATTTCCTCTGGCATGAATCTGAGTAGGAGTTCCTAACGATCCTCTTCTAACTTGGAATTCGCCAGCATTTAAACCGCCAAGTACGGTCACATCACCATTAAATTCGCTAGAGTTTTCAACAACTAACGTATTATTAACTGTAGTGAAACCTCCTGCTCCACCTATGTTAAGTCTAGTTACTGATAGACCAAAATTTAGAACAGAAATATTTCTCGTAAATGCGTCAAGTTGACGAGAGTTGGTTTGGAATTCTGATACCCCAGTTCCAGGAATATTTTTTGTACCAATAAACAAGTTACCGTCAATTTCAGTAAATCTATTCTGTACTTTAAATAAACTCTCTGTATTACTATTTTTTAAGAATGCACCACCAATTTTAATAATGCTTGTGTTAGTTGACTCTTCGGATACGGTGCCGATATTGATGGTAGAATTATCAGAATTTGAGTGAATATTTAATACTGTAGTTTGAGAAAACTGTCCAATGTTGAAAGTTTGATTGGAAGAAACATTACCAATATTAATTAATTGACTATTGGTAGTTATATTACCAATATTAAGTTCTTCAACAACACTAAAAGCGTTTACTTGTTCAGCAAATCCATCAAGTAAATTAAATGTCGTGTTTGTAGTAGATAATGATCCTCCATTAACTTCTAAATTAGATTCTAATCTTAAATCATTAGTAATTCTAGCATTACCGTAAACAACAAGATTTCTATCTAGTTGCTGATTTGTGGCATTAATACCAATTCTACCATTACTATTAGTAGCAGTATCAATATTAGTAGTAGCAACACGAAGAACAGAAAGATTATTTGGTGTAACACTGTCGCCACCCACTAATAAAGCATTATCTACCTTATTAAAGGTTCTGTTTGATAATAATGGATTATCAATAAAGTTGTTTGGAGTTGTTGCAAGAACTGTACCACTAATAAATGTAGTACCAACTATATCAAGATTTGCTCTTGGTTGAGTAGCATCAGAAACAAATCCTTGATTTTGATCTCCATCAGTGCCATGTTTGGATCTAGCAATTGTATTAATTCCTAGACGATAATCTCCAATATTATCAGTATTAGTTCTTAAAGTTTCTGCTCCAAGAACACCAACCTCTTTCCAGGAATTTCTAGAAATTTCAATCTTCCAATTTTGAGCTAACAGAGTTGGATCGTCAACACTTGTAGCAATGATAAATGGAGTTGAAATAACAAAACTATTATTAGTAGTAGTTTGTACTGTTCTAATTCCATTAAGATTGGCAAATCTGTCACTAAATCCACTAATTCTCAATCTGGCGCCAGAAAAAATTCCAGCCGAGGAAGTTGTAATTCCAACCGCCATAGCAAATTGTACATTATTATTTCCTAATGCAGAAACAGTAAATACGTCTGTAGTTATATCAGTATAGAAATTACTATAAATCCATCCAAGAGATCCAGTTTTTCCTACTTCAGCACCTTTTAAAAGAATGTCTCCGGGAAGAGGAGAAGCAGATCCAAACGATACGTTCAATCCAAGAGAAGAATTTTCTTGATTTGGAGTTTTATTTGAAGGAGTATTTCCATTTGTTTGATCAACATGAGTTCTGATACTATAATTTTGACCACTTAGAGTAGTATTTCCTCTTGGATTAAAGGCATAAACTCCAGCAAAAATAGTATTCTTATGTAAAGTAATATTACCTTCTGAAGAAATATCACTTAAACTGAACGCAGTGGTATCTAATGTTGGATCATCGCCAGCAGCAGAATTTAAATTTGATATAATAGTTAGTGCAGTTGGTTCTTGAGGTTCTACACTAATCGTAACAGGATTATTAAAGAAAGCATCTCCATCTACTGTAATTTCTCTTTCAAATACAACAGGAAGTTCAAATGTAGTTACAAGACCACCAAGATCCCCATCTTCATCCTCAGAACTTAAAAGTTCTGCTTTTTCTAGGAAAGTTTCTTCTCCAGTAATAGCATTAATTTTTCTGTTGCCAATATAAAGGTCTCCATTTGAGTTTAATCCAGTATAGAATACAATACCACCATCTTCTCTTTTTGCTTGGGCATAAAAATCTTGAACATCAGTAAGAACAACTTCTTGACGTAATGGGAATCCAGTTGAATAGTTACCTGGGCCAAAACCTAGATATTCAAATGTATGATTACCAGAACGAGCAATAGAAGCACGACGAAGTTCTACATAAAGTTTCTTTTCAGTTGGATACGGAGAATCACCAGAAATAGGAATTTTTCTATCTTCTGAGCCAGAAGTAGCATTTCCTGACTGAGCAGTAATAGAATTGCTAACATATTCGTAACGATTTAAAGCCGGGGTATTAATAAAATCAAAAACTACTTCTTTTGTTTCGCTATTTTTAGAATCGTTAGTCGTAACTAATCCATGAATAAAGTTATCTGCTGCACAAATGGTTGATGGAACATCTTTAATAGATTCGTCACGAGTATTATCTGATCTAACTTGGAACCATAGAGGATCATTCTTATAATCTAATGGATATAATTGAGAAATTGGCTGACTGAATCTAAAGTTTTGGAAGTTAGTACCAACTCCAGGACCAGTCGGGTATGGAGAAATATTACCTTTAATGCAAGTTAGATAATAAACACCCGCTTGTTGATTTGGGATTCTACGTTGAATTTCATCAATATCAAAAATATAAAATGTATCTTCAATTTCTCCGACATCCTCTACAGAAATAACTCTATATTGAGTGCTATCATCATCCTCTATAATATCGCCAGGAGTAATAGTTAATACGTTAGTATCTTTAATGCTGTATAAGTAATCTTTTCTATCAGATTTGCTTAATGTATTATTTTGACTACCAACACTATTTTCTTTTGCTTGTAAAGTAGCATAGATTAAAACAGGATCTCCATCACCATCAAATACAGGTATTCCATCAAGATCCAAAACTTGCTGACTGAATACAGTCGGAACAAGACGATCATATTTAATTGGTGCGTTATTATCAATATTTTTAATAATTAAATAATGTTCATCTGTATCTTCTACATTAAAATATCCCTGTAAATAACCAGCTCCAGAAGAAGCGCCAGACCAATTAATTCTGTTATTGGATACACTACTTGAAGTGTTAAATCTAAACACTCCTCCTTGAGGAGCATCAATTTTAACAGTAGTAAATTTTTCGTTTCTTAATTGATTGTTAGTAATGCCGAAATCAAATACAGTTAATTCAATATAATTTGTGGAGTCAACTTCCACTTGTCTTGCAGATTGAATACTAAAGGATACTTTACTTCTAGTTCTATCGCTGTCAACAATTTTTACTTGATTTACATTATATGGATCATATGCAAAGTTTAAATCAAGTTCATCTTCAGGAAGACCCAATTGTTGTGTAATAACACCACCAGTAGCTTGTGGTACAGCAATTTCAAAGTATGCTAAATCTGGCGCCCCAGAAGCTACAGGAGCAAGAACAATTCTCTGAGGAAGAAGTTTTCTAGTCTCATCAGTTCTTGCTTTAAGAATAAATCCACGAAGAGGATCACGAACACTTTGAGCATACTCAGGAATTACATAACGCAAACGATAAATACGATCTTCTGCGGGTCTTTCGTCTTTTAATCTCTTGTAGAAAGTATTTTTACTTCTCTTATCTTTAAGAGTATCACCTAAAACTTGAATTCTAGAAATAATATTAAATGGGTTAGAAATTTCATTCTTAGTATTAATATACCACTGACCAGTTGTAGTATCTTCACTTGTTAAAGTAGCATCAAATTTTACAGGACTAGTTCTCTTGTCGGAGAATACATAGAAATTTTTACCAAAACCAGCAGTAAAAATAATTCTAGGAGTACCAGCAATTGCTTCTGATTCTGTAAAGAAAATTGCAAAAGTTTTTGATGTTGTATAACGAGCATAGTAGTATCTATTTGTTTCAATTGGTTGAGATACACCATTAACTGAAATTTGTGGTAATTGTGATTCGCTAGGATCGCCAAACGTTCTGAAGAAAACTTTGTGTGTAGTTGCTGATGAACTAGGAACATCAAAAATATGAGGAACGTCTGTTTGAATAACATCAGTTTGTCCAGTAATAAAATTACAAAGATACTGATGTAAATCATATTGTCCATCTAAAACATATTGTTGCAATTCAATTTGAACATCTTCATCTACAGAATCAGTTTCAGATGAATAAATGTAAATACCGGCTGCCGCATTTTCTTTGGTTCGGGCAAGCATAATTTTGGTTGACGAATCTGGTCCAAAAATATTTGGATATTTTGCTTCATCTGAATAATCTTCTGGAGTTGTTCCTCTACCAGGAGCAATTACATAATAAATTGTATTTGATGAAAATCCTCTAGGAAGACGAATAACACGTTTATCTGGATTTGTTCCTTCCTTTGCTGTTGGAACAAGGCGTACTGGAGTTCCAGTTTCAAAATTATGTGGGTTTGAAGTGCCCCCACCAGTATTTACAGTAAATAAAGTTGCCCGTGAAGCAAGATTTGCTGTATCTACAGATGGTTCAATTCTAGTTACGTTATTAAATACAGGTTCTGTTCTTGAAATGCCGACAAGATCACCAGGATCAGCTTCAGTTCCGATAGCATTAGTAATAATACCAATAAATGTAGTTATAGAAAGAGCTACATCAGCACAATCGTTAGCATTATATACTCCAGCTTCGCCAGATTGATCTCCAATAACTGCAAGATCAATAAATTGGGTCAATCCATGAGAACCTTCAATAATAATATTTTGATTTCTCATTGCCTTAATGGCAAGATCTCTGGCTTGTGTGTAAACGTAAGTTGATTGCTCTCTTTCACCAGCCAAAAGATTTGGTTGTGTTGCATAAATTAAAGCAGCATCATATACTTGACTATTGCCACCAAATTTAACGTTATAAGCAATTGCTTCAAGTATTTTTTTAACGTCATCCGTACAATTTTGATTTCCTCCAGGAACACTAAATCCTGGATACTCAGCAAGCATTCTATCAACTGCTTCTTCGGCAATCAAATTCTTGTTGGCGAGAATTAAATTAGAAGCATCAACTTCTTTACCACCGAGAGGTGTTAATCCCTGGTTGAGAATCAAGAAAATATTTACAAAATATTCTTGAATAATAGTAGAAATGCCAGAACATTCTGGATAACCTTTGCCACCAATCGTGTTCCAATCATTTCCACTTTGATCTTGAATAATAGTTTCATCTCTTTTTGCTGAAGTGGCAGCCCAAGATCCAACTAAATTTGATTCGCTATCTAAAAGTGATGTTGTTTTTGGTAATTCAAAATAAAGATAGGTTGAAGTAGAATTTAAATTAGCAGATACAGAAAGACCAGAATTTAATTTACTTCCTGCATTACCCAATTCAATTTTTGTAGCATCAACAATATTTTTAATATAAACGTCAGATGGAATTACTGGATTAAATGTAACTGGTTGAGCACCTGGATTCAATTTACCATCAGTAAAATTGGTAGAATTAAACTCATATTGATTAACTTTCATTCCAATAAGTAATCCTGATGTATCACCGACATCAACAATTGAAGAACCTTGAGTGGTTTCGCAATTTCTGACGAGGTAATCAAAATTCCTCATCGCAGCAATACAAAGATTCTTGACGTAATCAAGAGCTTCAATTGTTTCGTTTAATTCATCTTGAATATATGCTAATTGACTACCTACATAATAACCTTCTGCGGCTTGAATAGTATTAATATTGCCACCAAGACGTAAATCTTGTACAACAGCATCAACAAAATAACCGATATCTCTTTCACATTTAGAGATATTAATTGTAGTTTTAGTTGATAATTCGGGATACTTTTGAAGAATATATCCATAAGCTTCTTGTTGAATAAATTGCTTATTTGTTTCAATCATATTTGAAGCATCTTGTGCTTTATGATTAATAGTAATGCCGTCAGGATTTAACGTTGTTAAAGATACAGTATATCTTTTAAATCCAGATGGTTCTACAGTAGAAAAATAGCTTTCTGTTGCTCCAGTAGGAGTTCTAAGTTTTAAGTAAATTTTTTCATCAGTTTTAGCGCCTAATCTATAACCATCAATTGCTGTAGATGGTTTTTGAAATGGGCTATACACATCATCACTACCATAATATAATTTGGTGGTATTTGACTCATTTTTTGATGGTTCAAGAGCAATAGAATAATATTTTAAATCAACTTCATTAAAAGCACTATCATCTATTTCTTTTACAGGAACAATGTCAGTAATATATCCACCTTTATCCTGATTAAAAGCAAATCCTTTATACCCAATAGCATGAAGTGAAGTATTACCAAAGTTTGAGTTGGAGTTGGTGATTGACATATCACCGCCACTTTCCATTAGGAAGTGATCAAAGAATCCTACAGCAAATACAGAAACACACTGAATGAATGAGTCATCAGAAGCACGAATATGGAAGTTTCTCCAATCATCTTTCCAATAAGCATCACCCTTAGCGTGATAAGGAACACTAGCAAAAGCATCTACAAGTGATGCTTGATTCCAAGTGTTAGAAAATTCATCGTAACGAATAAATGCTCGGTCGTCTTTTTGTAGAGAAACACCAGTATACTGGGCAACAACCATTGATTTGAATCCAGTGGCTTTGGATCCATCTGCCCACATACCGCAAATACCCCAGGTAGAGCGAATAGAGCAGTTAAATACATATGGAGAAGCAGATTCTACAGAGTCAATTTCTGCTTGTCCTCGGGCATTTAAATTTAATGCTGGTGTAGTAGAATTACTATATCCTTCTAGATTAATATCTAAACCAAGAATAGCAGGAGTAGTTACTACCTCATATTCAAATATTTTGGGGTCATTTTCATCAATATTTGTAACTTTAAAAGTTCCATTCAACAAATCGCCAAGTCCAGTATCAATAATGGCTACATACTGATTTCTAAAATAACCATGAGCAATTTTGGTAGTCGCTACAATAGTTGTTTTTGAAGGATTTGTGTTGGATTTTAAACGAATATTTACGATACTTCTAGTATCAGAAAGAGGTCCAACAATTCTGTTTTCTTGAGGAAGTTTTTCTAAATCTCCATCATCAATTGATGGTTGAAATAATGAAAAAGCATTACCAACTTTCTGATAATATAAATCAAGATCATCATTATCTGCATACGTCATGATGCAAATCTTGTGGTGCGAATACTCTGGAATTGCTAATTGAGTATTATTGCCCTTTTGAAAATATACCTTACCTACATTATCAACTGAGTCATAAAGAGGAGAATTTTCTGAAAGATCTCCATCCTTAATCGTAAACTGCCACAAATAGCAACCACCAGTTAAATTAAATACAGAGGTTCTTTCTTGTGTGCCATCAGCTGGATCAGGAACATAAAGAGGTCTTACAATTGTTCTGCGAAGGTCGTAACCAATAAGTGAGCAACCTCTAGGAACAATAGTTCCTCCAGTGGAAGCATTAAATTTATAAAGAATGTTATTTGAATTACTCAAATCAAGAATAGAATTATCTTCCCATTCTTGAAGTGTCTGATTAAAATTAAATACCGGAGTATTAGCTAATCCAGGACGGTTATCAATAAAGTGATCACCAGGCATCAACATGATGCTAAACTGGTCAAATCTATCGTTATCTTTACCGGGAAGGTATGAATAACGTGCTACTTCAATAAAGGCTCTTTGAATTGTTTTAAACGGACGAAGAGGAGAATTTCCTCTATTGTCTAATTCGTCAGTAGCGTTAAAGTCATCTGGAGAAACATATAGATATTTACCAGTCTTGCTTGAATAGAGATTATCAAGTCTTGTAAGAGCCATAATTACTCAGACCTACGGATTGCTTTTTTCTTCTTAAGTGTATTTATACAATAAAACCCCCCTATAATGGGAGGTTTTA